AGCAAAAGCAATTAGCTTCAACCGATGTTAGCAAAAGTGTTGCAAAAGAGTACGCAGAGTTTTGTGTAAGATGTGACAGAGAAGGATTACCATTGATTGAATTAGACAGCTACATTAAGCAGACAATTGAACATAACAACGAACAACACAAATAAAACAAAGTAATAGATAAGTACTCATGTAACAATAAACTACTTTTTGTATTATTATAGTATACGACTGAATAAACAATATAAAATCAGTATTCTATTATGGCACAGAACGGAGGCAAGAGAGCAGGAGCAGGGAGAAAACCTAAAGCAGAAGAGCAGAGAGTACGCAAGTTAGGTATCGATGCAATCACTAGAGTATACGGATCTGTAGAAGAGTACTATGATTTTATAGCTAAGCAATCAAAGAATAGTTTTCCTCACCTTAAACTAATACAAGAATACGTTTATGGTAAGCCTAAGGAGACTGTAGAGACTACCAATGTAAATATAAGTAAGGAACTAACAGAGGCAGAAGCAAAGGTCTTAGATAAACTGTTTAAGGATAAGTATGGAAGCTAACTTCAACAAGATAATAAAGCATAAATGTGAGAGATCTCTCTTAGACTTTGCTAAATACATGTATATTGAAAACCACAATAGACAGTTTGTATCCTCTCCACATTTTGTAGAGATAGCTAATACTTTAGAAGCAGTCTACAGGGGAGAGATTAAACGTCTTATAATTAACATGCCTCCTAGATATGGAAAGACAGAGTTGGCTATTAAGATGTTTATTTCGTGGTGTCTGGCTAAGTCTCCTTCCTCTAAATTTATACACTTATCTTACTCCGATGCTCTAGCATTAGACAACTCATCACAAACTAAAGAGTATATCAATAGCCAAGCATATCAAGACCTATGGGATATGGAGCTAAAAAGAGATGCTCAGTCAAAAAGTAAATGGTTTAACAATCATGGTGGTGGTGTTTACGCTACCGGATCTGGAGGGGCAATCACTGGTTTCGGGGCGGGATCTACAACCTTAGGTGGCTTCGGGGGTGCTATCATTATAGACGACCCTTTGAAACCAGATGATGCCTTCTCAGAGGTTAAAAGAAAAGCAGTAAACGAAAGATACAACAACACAATAAGATCGCGTGTAAACAGCAGAGACACTCCCATTATAGTTATTATGCAGAGACTACATGAGGACGACCTCAGCGGGTTTCTATTAGACGGAGGATCTGGGGAGGACTGGACTCAGTTGTGCATGCCCGCTTTATCTGACACTAACGAAGCTCTATGGCCTCAGAAACACACCTTTGAGGAGTTGGAGTCATTACGTCAAGCAAACAGATATACCTTTAGTGGACAGTACCAACAAAGACCCGCTCCAGATGAGGGGGGAGAATGGAGAAAGGACTGGTTCGAGATAGTAGAACCTAAAGCAATACCTAGAGACTTACAATGGACATTATATATTGATGGAGCATATACTAAGAATACAGCGAACGATCCTACGGGGTTGCAACTGGGTGCAAAACATGGCAATACTTATTACATCTTATCTTCAATAGATAAGTACCTAGAGCTTCCAGAGTTAATAAAGTTTATACCTCAGTACATTGCTGCTTCTGGAGTTAGAGTAAAGCTAATTAAGGTTGAGCCTAAAGCTAGTGGTAAGAGTATCGCGCAGCTTATAAGATCACAGACATCTCTAAACATAGCAGAGATTAAAAGCGACTTTGTAAACATGTCTAAGATTGAGTGTGCTAGGATGGCTAGTCCTTACATAGAAGGAGGAAGAGTAAAGATAGTTAAAGGAGGTTGGAACGATCACTTTTTAAGCCAGATAGGAACTTTTCCTAATGCTAAACACGATGAGCACATAGATTTAACGTGTTACGGAATAGAAGACAATTTAATACATAACTATGGTATCGAGGTAATGTAAAAGGGGCTTTCACCCCTGTTGTGTTTTTTAATCTTTTATCATGTACGGAGTCCCAGAGAGATTGTTGAAAAGTATATAATCTGTTTTGTATCTTGAAACTCTGTCCTCTCTGACCATTGCTCTATGTATACCTAGCTTTCTTGAAAATATAACTACTTCTTTTTTTTCTATGTTTCTGTCTTTTATTTTTATATAAGCCATATCGTTTGTTTTTAATTATAATGTAAAGATATATATACTTATCAGTTAAAAAAAGCTTTTTAGCATTTATTTTTAATTATTTTTTTTAAGTAACAATAATCGCTTTTTTTTATTATTATAGTATGAAGATAGTAGTACCAGAAAATATAAGTGATATAACACTAGGACAGTTCCAAAAGTTCCTGCTTATAGAGAAGGGATCCAACCTCACAGACTACCAACTAAACACAGAGAAACTAAGTGTATTCATAGGCTTAACTAACAACCAGATAGAGGCTATAAGCCAAACAGATAGAGACGATTTAATAAGTCTAATCGATAAGGCTTTAGGAGAGACTACTGAGTTCAAACACACCTTTAAGATGGGAGGACAGAGCTTCGGCTTTCACCCTAACTTGGATAAGATCACTACTGGAGAGTATGTAGATTTAATGAACTACAACAGCGAGCCAGAGAATCTGCACAAGCTAATGGCTATATTGTTTAGACCAATAGTGTCTAATGACGTAGTAGGAAACTATAAGATAGCGAAGTACAATGGATCTAGTGAGTATGCAGAGACAATGAAAGACACTCCTTTAAATATAGTTAATGGGGCTTTAGTTTTTTTTTTGAGTTTGTCGAAGGAGTTACAGATAGCTATCCAGAAATATTCGAAGGGTCTGGAACTAGCGAAGGAAGAGAAGCGTCAGACTACTGGTACAATTGGGGGTGGTACGCTACAATCGTAGAGCTTGCCAATAATGACATATTAAAAATAGAGAGCGTACTAGAGACAGAGGCTCATTCAATGCTAATGTTCTTAGCTCACAAGATGGACAAAGCAAAGCTAGAGGCAAATATAAGAAGTAACGCAGGAAAAAAAGTAACAAGATTATGAACCAAGTTAGCACATTATACAATTACATTAAATCACTAGCTGAGGCAGATGAGTATATTAATACAGTTACCAAGGTAGGGACTATCGATGTGCTAGAGGATAAAGGAACGATACTACCTTTACTAGATGTGTTTATTACAGGAGCTTCTTATCCTTCACCACAAGTAAAGAGATTTAGTATAGAGCTAACGTGCTTAAACCAGAGAGACCAAACGAACGAAACCACTACAGATAAGTTCTGGGAGATGGACAATGAAGTAGACAACCTAAACGAAACAGAGGCGGCTTTAAATCGTATCTGGTTAAATATGTTTAGAGACTTTGAGGAGAACAATATCACTGCCTCAGAGTCTCCTACTTTACTGCCTATATTAGAAGGTAAGACTACTATCGTAGATGGATGGATACTATCTTTTGAAGTAGATGTACCAAACACAGACATCAGCTTATGTATATAGAAGGTGCTTTAAATAAGTTCGGTAAGAGTTGGAGGACTGAAGCTAGAAAGAGTCTCACAAGACAGGGCAAGAAGTCCACAGGGAGTCTGTACAAGTCTTTAGATTATAAGACAGAGGTACATAAGCAGTCCTTTAGTTTAGACCTCTTAATGGAGGATTACGGGGAGTTTGTCGATCAAGGAGTACAAGGTTTTACATCTAATAAGAAAGCTCCTAACAGTCCTTACAAGTTTGGAACTGGTACAGGAAAAAAGGGAGGGCTAACCAAGGGGATAGATAGATGGGTTAAGCATAACAGGATACAATTTAGAAATAAAAAAGGACAATTTATAACCAAGGAGGCAACAGCCTTTATAATTAGAAGGTCTGTCTGGAATACAGGAATGAAGACAACACTCTTTAGCTCGCGTCCTTTTGAGTTAGCTTTTAAGAAATTACCAGAGCGACTGGTTAATGCTTACGCCTTGGACGTTGAAGACCTATTAAAATTTTCGTTATCATGATTAGAACATTAAGCCCATATAATTACAAGATACCTTTTAAGTCTGTAGATTTTGAATTTATTTGCCAAAAGTATACTCTGGAGCTTTTTATATGGAACGGAGCTAAGGCAGATGTTCCTCCTACTGCTACAGAGTCATGGACAAAAAGCAACCCTCTAGGATTAGGGGAAAACGGAGAGTTTGATACTATCAATATATCAAGAGTACTAGCCGACTACGTAGAGACTGCATTGTCATCTCCAGAGTTTGATACTCAGATGTTAAACGGAGACTCTCAATGGTGGCTTAAAAGTCAAGTGTTATATTATACTACTCCTGCAACTCCAGAGAGTACAGAGCCTCCTGCTTATATCACTACTCAGCTTTTTAATAGAGGTTACTCTTACGGGTTAGAGGGTGAGAATGTTACAGATGTTCCAGATAATATAATGGCAACGGGTAGAGAGTTTAGAGTTAACAGAGGTGGTATATTTTTAC